GCAGAGCGGCAAGCCCACCAGATACAACATCTACCGGGCAGATGTGCGGGAGGCTGTCAACGGGAGCAGGACGGTAGAGATGATGGAGAAGTATCTCCGGCGCAAGGGCTATCTCACCGACTTCACAGGGAAACACTGGAAAATACGCCTACCGCAGTACCAGCACTTCACCCGTCTGGACACCCTGGACGAGCGGTGGACGCCGGAGAACATCGGGCGCAGCCTGGGCACACGGGCCAGCTTTGGCAACAAGCGTCCCACCGTCAATTTTGCCCCGGAACTGCCCGAGGAGCTGCGGGTCTATGTGCCGTTTCAGCGAACCTCCCACATCTATCGGCTGTTCCTCTATTGGGAGTACCAGCTCGGCATTTTGCCAAAAGGCACGACCTACCAGCCCACCAGCCCGTTTATGAAAGAGGAACTGCGAAAGCTGGACACGATCACCGCCCAGGTTGACTATCTGGCAAAAAACCGTATCGAAGTTAAAAGCAGATATTCCAGTGTTGGAGGACAGCTTGAACGCCACCGCCGATAAAGCCGATGATTTGCAGAAGTTCATCCAGCGGGCCAGACAGGTGACCCGGCTGACGGAGTTGACGCCTGAGATTGTCCACGAGTTCATTGACAAGATCGTGGTATCCAAGCCCGACAAGCTGAACGGCAAACGGCACCAGCGGGTGGACATCTACTACAGCACCATCGGTCTCTGGACAGCGCCGGAGCCGGAAACGCTGGAACGGGAATATATGGCCTACTATCAGGCCATGCAGAAACGCAAGAAAAGGACGGCATAGCCGTCCCACATAGAGAGATTTCTTTACAGGTAGCCCGAAGGGTGGCACTTCTTTACGAAGTGCCACCCTTCGGTGCGGGATTTTTGCATATAAAATCAAAAACTCAAAGCAATTAAGAACAATTTTCTCACATTTGAAAAATCAGGGGGCGCAAAATAAAAATAACGCATCGGAGATGCAAATTCGCCGTTTTTCTGAATACAGGTATAGGCATCGGCGGATTCTACTTACGCCTTGGAGCGGCAATGAAGAAACCGCCGATGGCCTTGCCTGTTTCAGTTATTGGGCAAAATCGGCTGTATTCCGAATAAAACGGAAAATTTTGGTCAATACTCATGGATGAAATGAGGTGAAGCAATGGCAAGAGAGCAGAGCAGAGAGGAACTTTTGGATTCTTTGGTTGATATTCGCTCGGTAAAAATTGATCCCGCGCAGCCCGTAGAGGAACGCATGAGGTCTTATGTGGAACAGATCAGGAACCCATATATGTTCAAGGTGGGAGGTACAGTTGTTCGTGTTTCTTATGCCAATACGCAATCGACAATCAACGATAACTTTGTAAATCTTCTGTCCAGCATATAGTTTAGATGTGGAGTAATTGGAAAATACTTTCTGATGGGATTTTCATATTTCACTAGACTTTTGCATAGTGGTATGTTATCATCGAAGTGGGCAAAATCAAGCGAAACACCACCCTTGTGTTTTCCGATTATTTCGTGAGGAATATCACAAAGGAGTGGTGGCTGATGTTGAAATTATCTTTAGACCGGCACTATAAAGCCGCCATCTACCTGAGATTATCCCGGGAAGATGGCGACTTTTCCTGTTCCAGTGAGAAATTCGAGAGCAACAGTATCTCCAATCAAAGATTGGTGATCTTGGATTTTCTCAAAAAGTGTCCGGAAATCACACTGGTCAAAGAATACTGCGATGACGGCTATACCGGCGCCAACTTTGACCGGCCGGATTTTCAGCGAATGATAGAGGCTGTCAGGCAGGGAGAGATAGACTGCATTATTGTGAAAGACCTGTCCCGCTTTGGCCGGGAGTATATTGACTCCGGGGCTTATATTCAGAAGCTGTTCCCCATGCTTGGCGTCCGGTTTATTGCAATCAACGACAACTATGATAATGCGCAGCCGGGAGCGGCGGACAATGAACTGATCCTGCCGTTCCGAAATTTGATGAACGATTCCTACTGCCGGGATATTTCGGTTAAGGTCAGAAGCAACCTGGAGGCAAAACGCCGGAACGGCCAGTTTGTGGGCAGCAAGGTCGTCTATGGGTATATGAGATCCCCAGAGAATAAAAACCTGCTGATTATCGACCCAGAGGCCGCCGCCGTGGTTCAGGACATATTTCGCTGGAAAATTGATGGGCAGTCTCCGGCGCAAATTGCGGACAGGCTCAATCGCAATCATATCCCCTCGCCAATTGAGTACAAGAAGGGGAAGGGGTCGAAACAGAGAACCTGCTTTCAGACAAAAGAGGTTGCGCAGTGGAGTGCGGTGGCAATCTACCGTATTCTTAAAAATGAAATTTATATAGGGACGCTGGTTCAAGGGAAAACAACGTCACCGAATCATAAGGTAAAAAAGACTGTGCGCAAAGCGCCCAACGAATGGGTGAGAACAGAACACGCCCATGAGGCGATCATAGCCCCTGCTCAGTTTGACTTGGTTCAAAGGCTTATGCTTGATGATACAAGAAGCCCCGTGGGAGCCAAAGGGGTGCATCTGTTCTCCGGCAAAGTCTTTTGCGCTGATTGCGGCAGTCCAATGGTGCGGAAGGTTTCCCGCTCGAATGGCCGTGCATACACCTATTTTATTTGCGGCGGCAACAAGGCGGATAAGCACGTCTGCTCCAGCCACATGATTCGCGAGAGTTCCGTTTATGATACTGTGTTGATTGTCATACAGGCCCAGATCGCCGCTGCTATGGATATGACGGCCGCATTACGGCAGGTGGACGGTCTTGCGTGGGAGAACCGGGAGCTGGAACGGCTCAAGGCAAAAAGAGCCTTCCAGGAAGAGATCGCAGATAAGAACCGGCGTCTCAAAGCTGGAGCGTATGATGATTTCAAAAACGGTTTGATCAGCAGAGAGGATTATAAAACCTTTACCGAACAATTTGAACGTCAAATCAGAGGGGCTGTGGAAGCGCTCACGCAGTTGGACCGGGAGCGCAACAGCATCATGGGTGGTCTGGCGAAGCAACAGGGATGGCTGTCTCAATTTACGCAGTATGAGAACATTCAAGAGCTCTCCAGGAACAGCGTGGCCGCACTGGTTGACCGTATTGAGATCCGTGAGGACAAAGATATTGATGTTCGCCTTCTGCACGCGGATCATTTTGCCTCCATTGTTGCCTTTTTGAATGAGCAGAGATTCAGAACAAACATCATTCCGATCGGGAGAGAGGCGGTATAGTATGGCCCGTGTATCGAGAAAGCGGAAGAGCCTCCCTGAAGCTGCGGCAGCGTCCCGTATTTGGAGGACTGCGCTCTATGTCAGATTATCTGTGGAGGATAACGGCAAGGATGCCGATTCCATAGAAAATCAGATCGCCCTCCTGGAATCGTATGTTTTTGGCTGCCCCGATCTGAGCAAGGCTGGGCTATTTGTGGACAACGGTTACACCGGCACGAATTTTCACCGTCCCCAGTTTCAGCAAATGATGGAGGCAGTCCAGGCCGGTGTGATTGACTGCATTGTGGTAAAGGACCTGTCCCGCCTGGGCCGGAATTATATTGAGACGTCGCAGTTCATTGAAAAGATTTGTCCGTTCTATGGACTGCGGTTCATTGCGGTGAACGATGGGTTTGATACGGCCGCGGTCACGGATACGGCACAGTTGTCCATGGCATTGTCAAACATCGTAAACGACTATTACGCGAAGGACATTTCCCGCAAAGTGACCAGCGCCCTGCAAACGAAAATGGAGCAGGGGGACTATATCGGAAACTATGCACCTCACGGGTACTGCAAAGATCCGGAAAATAAAAATCGTCTGGTCATTAATCCGGAGACAGCTCCTGTCATCCGCCAGATATTCCAGTGGCGATCCGAAGGTGTCAGCTACATGGGGATCAACCGCCGGCTCAACGAGGCCGGTATTCCGTCCCCGGGTCAATACCGGCTGGAACACGGAATTGAGACCAACAACAACCGCAAGGGGCGTCCCGTGCTTTGGAATAAGCACATGGTCACGGAAATCCTCAAAAACGTTGTCTATATAGGCCATCTTGCCCAGAAGAAGGGAAGCCAATGCCTCTATGCCGGTATCCCGTATCACATTACCAGCGAGGATGAATGGATCATTGTCGAGCATACTCATGAACCGATCATCGGTGCCGAATTGTTTGAGACGGTGCAAAAAATCAACAGGGAGAGTGCGGAACGATCCAAGGCAAATTCGGGGAAATATGCTTATCTTCCGAGGGAGAAAAATATTTTTGGGAAGAAACTCACCTGTGCTGAGTGTGGGGCCGTGATAAAGCTCCATCGGTCTTTCAGCAGGTTGCGGGATAAGGCGTATTTCATGTTCAAATGCCCAACCTATGCGGAACACGGCTCAAAGGGATGCTCGGATGTCAAAATGCGAAAACCAGATTTGGATATTGCAGTATTCTCTTTTATCAAGGCGCAGATGGCTGTGTTTGTCGATATGGAAAGTACGTTGAAGCGTTTGCTGGCAGTTAAGACAGGGAAGGTTGAACAGGGACGCACCGCGTCAAAACGCAGGCTGCTGCAACAAAAATTGGAAAATAAGAAGTCTATCCTGAGCGGTCTGTATGTGGATTATAAGGAGGGGCTGCTGTCTCGGCCAGACTACCTATTTGCTCGGGAAAGCGTGGATGCAGACATCCGTATGATTGAGGCGGAGCTGGCTGAACAGGAAAGCGCAAGTAGTCAGACCCGCGACCTTTTGACTGGAGAAATGAAGTGGCGGTATATGGTGCAACGCTATCAAAATGCCACTGAGCTGTCCCCGGAGATGGTCGAGGCTTTTGTTGAGACGATAAAACTGCATCAGGATGGCAGCCTGGACATTAAGCTGAATTATATGGACGAATTTGCCGCCCTTATGGATGCCTGTGAACACATCAGGAAGGAGAGTGCGTAATGAAGCAGCAGGTAGCCATTTACTTGCGGCTTTCGCAGGAGGACATTGACAAGCGAACCAGCAGGGTAAAAGATGAGAGCAACAGCATTTCTGCACAGAGGCTTTTGATTACCCGTCACTTGGATTTGAACCCGGCACTGCGTGATCTTCCGCGCCTGGAGTTCTGCGACGACGGATATTCGGGCACCAGCTTTGACCGCCCGGAGTTTTCCAGGATGATTGAGCTGGTCAAGCGCGGCGAAATCAGCTGTATCGTAGTCAAGGACCTGTCCCGGTTTGGCAGAGATTATCTGGAGGTCGGCGACTATCTGGAACATATCTTCCCATTCCTCGGTGTCAGGTTCCAGGCGATCAACGATCACTATGACAGCATAAAGCATTCCGGGAAAACCATCGGAATGGATATTGCGTTCAAGAACCTGATTTATGATTACTATTCCAAAGACCTTTCCAAAAAGGTGAAGTCGGCTATGGGGATGAAGCAGCGGGAGGCCCGTTATGTCAGCTGTGCTCCCTTCGGCTATCGAATCAGTCCGACGATGAAGCATCAGCTGGTGATTGATCCGGAAGCTGCTGTTGTTGTCCGCCGTATCTTCCTGGATGTGATTGCCGGGAAATCGACCAGCCAGATTGCAAGGGAGCTGAACAGTGAGGGAATTGCAACTCCGGCGGAGCATAAGTCCATCAGGCGCCGGACGGCCTCTGGAACACCACAGTGGACGCATTACATGATCTTGAATATCATTGAAAACTTGAAATACACCGGAACAATGGTAAATCACACACGGGAAAGCCGGCATATCCGGGATGGGAGTCAGCGGCGCGTTCCAAAAGAAGAATGGTATCTTCGAGAGGATGCCCATGAGGCGATTGTTACATTGGAGGAGTTCGGCCAGGCACAGGAGGCAATCAGCCGCAGGAAAAAGACTGTCCGCTCCCGGCATGACCAATCTGACCGGGTGTACTTTTGCGGCCACTGCGGGCGGAAACTGGAAAAGGCAAACGGCATATCGTTTTCCTGTCCATCTCACCGTTATCATTCCGGCAGTCCGTGCGAGGAGGTGCGGTGGCAAAAGGACGCTCTGGAGGATGCTGTTTTTGAGGCGCTGAAGGTTCAGATTGAGATCGTCCAGATTGAAACCGCCGATGTCAAATCTGCTGCCCAGAGCAAGGGAAATCGTCTGGAAAGTCAGCTTGCAGTTCTTCAAGCTCGGTATGATGCCTGTGGCCGGGAGAAGCTGGAGCAATATGAGGCGTACCGGGAAGGCAGAATGACGGATGAGATGTTTCTCTCCAGCCGCGACCAGTTAACCTTACAGCAAAACTTATTAAAAGAGCAGATGGAAGAATGTGCAAGGCAGTATGAG